TGTTTTATTATTTTTTTTCGATTTTGTTTTTGTTTTTTTTTTCATATTTAATGTTGATGCAACTAATGTTAAAGGCACCAATGCTTCTTTAATAGCAAATAAACTACCACCTGATTTGCAACTTTGACAACCCATTTATATAATGTAACTATATAATATTATTTATAAAAAAGAATCGAATTTGTAAAATAAATATTGCTAATATTAGTAAAAATATGGTACTAATGAAAATTATTGTCAAATAAAAATGTGGTTTTATTTCATCCATAACCATATTTAAAAGAACTTTTATAATACCTTTAATTTCACTTTGTGTAGAATTAGTATTAATAAAATCAATAATATTATTTTTTTTTGACATTATAGAAATCAATAATATTATTTTTTTGCGTGTTTTACACGTCTATTTATTATATTAACAAAATAAAGATGAATGATAAAATAATCGATGTTAATATGATCGAAGGTTTTAACTTTAGTAGAATTAAATTAGGTCGTCCAATACCTTTACATGGCCAGACATTATTTAGTAAACTAAGTAATAATAATAAGGAATTATTTATTCAAACACCGCCTGGTGTATTTAAATCAAAATTTACTGATATGGAAAATAAATCATATTGTGAATTTATTATTTCAATTAATAATTCGAATACAATAGAATGGTTTGAAAATCTTGAAAAATGTATTCAAGAACATATATTTAATAATCGAAATAATTGGTTTAATGGACAAAAGTTGCCTGATATGAGTGATATTGAAGATATGTTTAATCCAATATTAAGAAGTTATAAATCAGGAAAATTCTTTATAATTCGGTTGCAAACCGAGATGCCTTTAAGTATAGTAAAAAAAAACCCACTATCTTTTTTTGATGACTTGGGTAATATAGTAGATAGAAATGATATAGAAACTGATACGGAAGTTGTTTGTATATTGCAATTGCAAGGTTTAAAAGTATCTTCAAAAATGCTACAATTATATATTGAATTAAAGCAAGTAGTTGTATTGAAGGAAGAAAATAACATGTTTAATAAATTAGCATTAGCAAAATCAAGTGGTGGTGTGAATGTAGATGAAAGTATAAACAGTAGCAAAAATGAAAGTACTTTAGAAGAAATAACATTTAAAGAAGCGAAAGAAGTTAAAGAAGAAAAAGAAGAAAAAGAAGAAAAAGAAGAAAAAGAAGAAAAAGAAGAAAAAGAAGTTAAAGAAGTAAATGAAAATGATGATGATGATGATGATGATGATGATGATGATGATGATGATGATGATGGTGATGATAATGATGATGATGATGATGATGGTGATGATGATGATGATGATGATGACGAGAACCATAAAAAAAGTATAAATAATTTAGAAGAAATAAGAAATGAATTAAGTGTAGGGAAAAATGACAATTCAAAAAAAGAAATAAAAAAAGAAATTAACACAGAAATTAATAAAAATATAGAACACCTAAATATATTTAATTTAGAAGAAGTTAACACAAACATAGAAGATTTGGAAATAGCGAACATAAATATAAAGGACGTTGATTTAAGAAATAATTATGAACGATATAAAGAGGCAAAACGTAAGGCAAAGCAAGCAAAAATAGAAAGTATGAAATTATTAGCAAATGCAAAAAAAATCCGTAACATTTATATGTTAGATGATTTAGAAAGTGAAAGTAGTGATAATGAAGATTTTGAAACTATAAGTAATTCAGGAAGTGAAATAAGTGAATATTAAAGATTAATTTATTGTAATTATTAATTAAATGTATTTATTTAAAAATTTTTTATCATTATTTGTATATAAATGGTATTCATGTTGAAACAAGTTAAAAAAATAATGGTTGACAATTGGGTTGTAATATTAGCATTATTAGTTGGAGTTGTTGGCATTGGACGTTATTCATTTGTAAAAACTGAATTTCAAGACACAATGACATCTAATCGTGCTGTAGAAGGTTCTGGTTCTGTAAAGCAACGTGAAGCGTCTTCACCCCAACAAACAGGGATTGCTCCTGCTGGTCCAAGTGGAACAAATGCTGATTATGCGAAAGTGCAAGGTATTCAAACATCTTCTGCTGGATTACCCGCGTGTGATAAAAAATCGGTAAATAATCCTGCTGACTTGTTGCCAACTGATCAAAACAGTGAATGGGCGCGTCTTAATCCTTCTGGTCAAGGAGATATTTCGCAAGTAACAACATTAGATGCAGGTCATCATTTAGGTATGACTGCTCAAGTTCTTCGAAATGCTAACTTGCAACTCCGCAGCGATCCCCCTATTCCACAGGGGGCAAGTACTGGTCCCTTTAACCAACCCACAATTAGCGCCGACGCTTCTCGCGTAACATTAGAATTGGGTGTAGCGCCAGGTGTATAAATAAAAATTATTGTATAAAAATTAATATTTAGAAATAATATATGCAAAAGGATACTATATTTACATATATTATTATAATCTTTGTAATATTTATTTGTTATAGATTTTACTCTGGGTCGTCGTATTTTCAGTTAAAATGTGTAATATCAGATGTGAACGGGAAGAAATATTGTTTGCGCGAACGTAATAGAATGGATGAAGCGTCAGGTCTTTTAGCAAAAGTAGAAATGAGATGTAAAGATTTGATTAGTTTTCTAAAAAAAAAATATCCAGACAAGGAAGAAGTAACACGTTTAGTAAAGGGATTTTCAAATACAATAATACAAGAAACATTACCAACAAGTACGTTAACAGCATACAGTGAAAATAAAGGTGATAAAATAGCATTGTGTTTGTTGAAAGAAAAGGAAAAACCAAAATTAATTGATATAGAAACATTAACTTTTGTAGCAATACATGAGTTGGCACATATTATGACTGAAAGCATAGGACATAAAAAGGAGTTTTGGGAAAATTTCAAGTTTTTACTACAAAATGCAAAGGAAGCAAATATTTATAATCCTCGTGATTTCAAGAAGACCCCCCAACAATATTGTGGAATGCAAATAGATGATAATCCATACTATAATATGTAAATTGTTGATGAATTAATGCGAAATAATTTCATATAATAAGTGATATACTATGAAATGATTATCATAGTATATAATATACGTAAATATAAGTATGGAAAAAAATAATTTATTTTTAATGTCAAATAACAAGATAAGTAATATTGCAATATTGCTCGATAAAAGTAATGATGAAATAGATAAATTAAATATTGGTAAACCGAATACGACAAATAATATAGATTTCTATAAAGAATATTTTAATGTTAAAGAATTACTAGAAATCGAAAAGATAGATTTAAAATCTGTTAAATTAAATGAAATAATAACATTTTCAAATACCAAAATATATTTAGATGATACTATTTACATAGTATGTTACAAAATAACCAAAATATTTCAACTGAATAATTTATTAAGTGAATTATATTTATTTACACAAGTAGATGTAAATTTAAGTGATGTTAATATTGATGATTATAATTATCATTTAATAAAGCAACTTGAAGTAATAAATCAAAATACAAATAATATACCTAACAATAACAATAATAATGATAGTAATAATATGGATTATCATGAAAATATGGATTTGAATAAAATAACCCGATATATTCACAATAATTATAATAATGAATATGAATTATTAGAACATAATAATGATACGTGGTTTTATGAAAAAATAAAAGAATTACATAGAACAAATAAAAATAAAACAGTGAAAATACCATTAACAATACAAAGTGAAAACAGTTTGGAATACTATGTAAACCCGTATAGTTATATAGATGAACAAATAAAAACAGAACACAAATATAATGAACAACTTGGCGATGGTATATTTAATAAAGGTAATGACATGTCAATTTTTATTTGTATTGCTTCTGATATATTAGGCAGCAAAATATCAAGTAACGCAAAAGATATTTTGGAATTATATTTTCCTTTACTTGAAGAGCATAAAGTTACAACAAAAGAAGGGTTGGAAGAATTACAATTGGAGAGAAAAAAAATAGAAAATGAAAATAAATATGTTATTATGAGTGAATTAAAAGATGCTTTAATGAAACCACATATTCAATCGAAAAAAAATGAAAAAGTATTAATTGAAGAACTTGGATTTTATGTGTTTCCGCAAGAAAAGATGTTTATTTCTTTAGGTATATTATTTCATGTATTAAACGTTAGTGAAAGATTACCATTGATTAAATATTCGGAAGGGAAACATAAGATAGGAAATAGTTTAGTTAAATTATATTCAGTTTCGAACAAACCATATATGAAAAGAGTGAACATTACAAAAGCAATTGCATCAATAACAAAGAAGAAATCAGTTTGTTTTTATTATCATTATAACTATAAAAAAAATATTATTCCTGTTTATATTGAAATTTATGAGGACGGTAAATGTTATATTTCAATACAAAACGAACAACTTGCTGATAGTAAGGTTTATACAAAAATAAATTTCGAAACTAAAGATATAGAAGAAATAGTAAAAAATATTTTTAATTCATTAATAGATAAAATAAATAAATATTATTATCAAAATATAAATTTTTTGCCATATTTTACCCATTATTATGATAATGCAATGGAGCATAATATAAATAAATTTTCGAAAATAATAAAATTACAAAATATAAAGCAACTATTTAAAAAAATAAATAGTTACAAAAAGAACATACTTCCACTATTCAAATATGCAGATGGAGATGAATTAGAGTTTGTAGAATATTTATATAATGGTTACAATACAAATATTAGAAACAATAAATGTAAAATTATGATTAGTCGTGAAAAAACACCACCTAGACATTTCAAAATAACAATTACTAATATAAATACATTAAATATAGTTGATACATTATTTAAATATGTAGAAAATCTACTTATACTTGTAAGTAGTGATTTAACGGCAACAAATATAGGGACATTAGATGTGTTAAATAATAATGAGGTAAATAAAATATCATTAATGAATGAAAATGAACAAAATAAAGATGAAGATAATGTTGGTGATTTGAATGAAATCGATGATTTATTACTTAATAATAGTAAGGTAAAAAATAAAAATGAAAGAAAAACTGGTAATGATGTAAAAATAAAAAATGACGCTTTTGGTATTCAACTGGACGAGGTTGAACCCGGTGACGAACGTGATGATAGTGATGATAATGACGATAATGACGATAATGACGATAATGACGATAATGACGATGAAAAAAAAGTGAAAGTAGATGCTTTTGGCATTCGCATTCAAAACAACAGTTCTGAATCAAATGATGACAGTGAAGAATTTGGTGGTGGTGGTAAAGTAGATAGAATTTTTTTCAAAAATAGAATAAAAGAACGAGACGAAAAGTTGTTAATAAATAATGATAAAATATATAAAAAAGGTTGGAGTACAATGTGTACTGCTTCTGAAGAAAGACAACCTATAGTAATAACGAAAGAAGAGAAAGATCATATTGATAAAGTTTCTGGGTCTGAGTCATACAATGACCACGCATATAAAACTGGAAGCGATGCTGAACATCAAAACTATTATATATGTCCAAAGTATTGGTGTATAGATGAAAACATTGCATTAAAAGAAGGGGATGTTACAAAAAAGGACGGTATAATTAGAAGTGAAAAATGTAAAACAACAGAGCAAGAATATGGAAAAATAATAGAAGGTCGGGAAGATTTTATTTATGCAAAAGCAAATAATAAATATTGTGTGCCGTGCTGTTTTAAAATTAATAAAAAAAGAGACTGGGAAAAAATAGATGCTGGTATTGAAAAAGATAGAGCACAAGTGAACCCAAAATGTAGTTCTGTAAATGAAATTTCACAAAAAGTTGAAGATGTAAATATAGCGGCATCTGTGACTTCTGAAATTATAATGAATGTTTGTAACGAACCACTTGCATATAACAATTTTCCAATAGAAAAATCAAAAATAAGTCATATCCCTTTGAATGTTAAATTATTGTTTAAAATAGATATTGATAATAAATTTTGTTTGGGTGTAGAGAAACATGAAAATCAAAGTTTTATTGCTTGTTTAAGTATGATAAAATACTTATATGGAATGTTGAATATAAAAAACAGCGGTGGTAATTTTATGCAATATTTTGAAGATAATAAAATACCTAGCATTCGTGAATTTAAAGATGAACTTTTAAGTAAAATACTGAATATTGATATTTTTCTTCAATTACACAATGGAAATTTGCCAACAATTTTTTTTAAACAATATGATAAAAAAGATAAGTTAACTTACGAAAGTGATGTGTTAGAAACCGAATTTTATAAAAAAGCGACCGAAAAAAATGAGGTTGAACAAAGTTATGTTTTGAATATAATAACATCTTATATAAATTTCAAGGACTATTTGAATGATGACAATATTTTAATAGATCATACATATCTATGGGACTTAGTTTTAATGAATAGCAAGTTATTTAATTTTGGATTAAATTTAATAATAATTGAAGTTGATAATGTTGAAGTTGAATCATCTTCCCGATTAATATGTCCAACAAACTACTATAGTAAAAATAAATTTGATAGAAAAAAATCGTCAATTATTTTAATCAAATACAATAACTATTATGAAATATTATTCAAAAAAAAATGTAAAAGATTTGATAAGCGTATGGGTGATAAAAAATCTAAAATGGTTGTAGAATTGAATCCATTACATAATTTTAGTGCAAGTAACAGCATGCGTTCATTTTTAGGAAAGGTTGAACATATTTATAATGAAGCAAATATATGTGGTATATTTACAAAAGAATTACCTCAAAATACATTTGTAAAAAAAATAGAAGCATTAAGTGTAAAAGAAATATTAGAAAGTAGTGGTTTTAAAATATTAGAGCAAATATTATATTATAATGGTAAAATTATTGGTTTCAATATTTTCTATGATAATGAAATTACTAATGAACAAGATGAGATATTAAAAGGAAAAACATTGTTTGTCCCCTTTTCACAAAGTGCAATTATAAAAGACATACCAATATCATTTATAACAAGTAGAGATGTTATTTTTAAAGATTATGAGACAACTAAATTGGAATTAGAATTTATATATAGAAAGACCGAAATGGAATATAATATATTACCTAAAAATCGTGTAATAAATGAAAAAAAATTAATTGGAATTGAAACCCATAACGATTTTTTTATTCCAGTATTTCCCCAAATAGATATTGAAGAATTAGTTGAAGATGGTTTGACATCTACTACAAAAAAATATAGTGTAACTATTAATGAAGACGATGATAAAACCTTTATGGAATTAGATTATGATTTGAAAAGCATAACAACCGGTGTTAATGCGAATAAATCAAAGAGAGTTAAATTAGTTGAAGAAATTTTAAAAAAACAAGAAGGGTTTGAAAAGCAAAGATATAAATTAAAAAGTGTTATAAACAGCATAGATGTTAGATTAGATAAGCTGAAAATAATAAGAATAATTGAAAGTGACAGGAATTTTGAAGAAAAATACGAAAAAATATATAAAATATTATATAGAATAACAAATACAAAGATTGATGAAAAATATTTGCCTCGGTTAATTAATGAAATTATTCGTCAAAATGTAATACGTAAATTTATAACAATAGACAATAAATATGTATTGCTAACAAAACAACCAGACCAAACACACGAAGATGAAATTATTTATGACCAGCAAACATTTCTGGAAAAAATTTCAAAGGAAGGTATTAAAAATATAAAGACATATGACAAAATAAACAACAATAAATAAAAAAAAAAGAATAAAACAGCTGAAACAGCCCAAGCAGATGATTATTATATATTAGATTATAGTGATGGATATGATTTTGATAAATTCAAAGATGATTTTAGTTTAGAAAATGATAATGAGAATGAGAATGAAAATCAATATGTTAAACAAAAATGGCCGTGTGGGCATAAATGCCCTTTTGGAACGCGTTGTAATTTAGATACAAAAAAGTGTGAAAAACATATATATGAGACAAAAAAACGTCAAGCGGAGAAATTAAAAATAGATAAATATCAGGCAATGCAGGATAAGGAAAAAGCAAAACAAGAGAGGGAACAAGCAAAACAAGAAAAGGAACAAGCAAAACAAGAGAGGGAACAAGCAAAACAAGAAAAGGAAAAAGCAAAACAAGAAAAGGAACAGTTAAAGAAAGTAAAAACGAAAAAACATAGAATAATAAATAATGGAACAAGAAAGGTTGAAAATAAATAATAATTTATAAATAATATATATTTTTAATATCTATAATAAAAATATATAGTCTATACGAATGAAAATTATTAAATATACAAACGGACTATGTAAGTTGATACCTACAAAACCAAAATATGCGTGTGGAAATACAACTAATAGCGAACGACGTGAAGTTGGGTTACAAATTGCAAATTTTAAAGAGCGAAAAAGAATTAAATTAACAAAACAACGGAGACTAGATTGGTACGAACATAGTATAGATAATGGTGTATGGTTAGGTTGAATTATTTGTAAATAATCACTAATATATTGATTATACATTTACATATCATTATTTTCTTCATCGATTTCATCATCGTCATCATCATCATCGTCATCGTCATCATCATCATCGACATCGACATCATAATAATCAATATTTGTAGTATAATGATGACTTGTCCAATTATCATCCTCTTGAATAACACTTGATGATGAACCAGATGATAAACTATTATCATCAACAATTATATTTTCGTGGTTACTTACAATTTCATTAATATAATTACGTGTATTAAATGGTTCATTTAATATGATTGATGGTAATGTTGGTATGTCATTTATAATATTTGTTTCAATATCACTCTGTTGGTTGTCTCTAACAGTATCTGGTTCAAAACAATCTATTAATTCTTGTTTTTTTAAGAATTTATTTACGTCTTTGAATTCTAAATAATGTGAAATAAAATGACCGGGGGTTTTATTACGAGCTGAAAGTATCAATCTTCCAAATATTTTATTATAACTATGGAAAGCAGCAACAGATTTTTTAAATCTAATTAAAAATAAACTTGATTTATAACGGTTTATACTTTTTTCTGAATTAAGAAAACAGTGATAATAATTTTTCAATGCTGTAACAACAATATCTTTTGGCATGCCTTTATCAATATTTTCAATAATATTTAATTTATATCTTCGTTTTACTATTTTTAACATTCTCATAATATTGTCATAATATTCATCTACAGTTAAATTTTTTATATACCGTATAATAACTTGTTCTCGTATTAATACATCATTCTCGGCTTCGAATATAAACAAATTAAAGTAACATAAAAAAAAATTATGGAAAAGAATAGGCATCTTTAAATTAGAGTGTTTAACTTTAAAGTACAAGTTGATTAAAAACGAATTATTAAAAATTGTATTTGTGAATGGATTTTTTGGAAGTAATGGGTTACTAATCATATCATATTCACATGAGCATAACGAATTTTCAATAATATTAACCAAATCCGAAATTCTAAATGTATAAATAGTTTTATTTTCAATCAAATTAATTAAGTTATCTTTTTTAATATCTTGCAATTTATTAGAACGTAAATCTTCGTCAAAATCATATGTTTTAGATAACCTATAAATTACCTTTTTTTTCAATTGAATTATATTGAAATAAACAGTTTGGCATTCATTAAAAATATTAATTATTGTATTAATTGACGTGCGATTAAATAGAAACTGCTTTTTATTTATCATATCATTGTAAAAATCATATTTAACCTTTGCAAGTTTATACACATCAAAATCAGTAATATTATTAATATTCATTAATAATAGATTAAATATAGGATAAATATCCGAATAATTCGGATGACCCAAACTTTTCGGATAAATAGGAGTTAAAATATCAATATGATATTTATTATTCAATAATGTATACATTGATAAACTAAAGAGGTTTGTAATTTTTTTTTTAAAAGTTTTTTCATAGTCATCGAAAATCAGATTACAACTTAAATCCAAATGTAGTGGTTTATTATTTCCTTTTCCACTTAATTTTTTCCTTTCTTTTCGTTTTTGTTTTCTTAGTTCGATACGTCTATCCATACATTTTATATATATATATGACTTTAATATGGTTTATTTATTAATAAGGTTTTATGCACATACGAATATGATAGTTATCATGATAATAAAAAATAATATATTACAAATAATTAGTAAAATATTATTAAAATTTATATAAAGTTGCCTAAATATCTATTTGATAGTCATCATCATCTTGGCCCATATCGGTTTGTTTAATATGGATAGAGTTATTTTGAATATTGATTTTATTAATAGAACACATAGCATCGTCGTCCTCGTCCTGCTTATATAATTCTTCTGTGTAACTTAATTTGTCAATATCAACACTATTATTAACTTCATATGAAAGTTTTTCTGTATCAATAAGCACTCTAAACATATTAGTTCCATAATTCGCTTCTTGTCCGCACATAACATTCGCAGATATACCTGTCATAATATCAAGTTCACCGTGTCTTGCTGCTCTTAAGAACATTTCTGGAGTTTCTTCAAATGAAGCCTTAGCAATAGGTCCAATATCATCATTGTTAATGCCGTGCCTAAATATGGAAACTAATTTAGTATTACAAGTCATTCTATCACACAATAGGTTCATATGGTGTGCATTAATATATGAACCATCAAATTCAATAACATCAGCTAATTCATTATAAATACTTTGCCTTGCTGCTTCAACGCCAAGAACATTATACATTTCTGTGATATTATTAGTGAATGTATCTTTATAATTAATATAATCAAGTGCAAGAATATCCATTAAGTTTGAACCATCTGTATCTAAGATCCAACCATCGTCTTTGTTTTGATTAGGAACTTTGCGAAGAATAACCTTTTTAATATTTTTGATTCCTCTAAGAACAATATTATTCATTAATGTATCTTGGAAATTTTTGAGAACGTGAATTTCATCAGTTTGGTCAAGCGTTTCAGGTTTATTTTTCTTATCTGATTTGTTAATTCGAATTCTGAAGATAAGATTATCATGGTTATAATCACTAAAGATACAACTAACTTCATCGGCATATACAGTTTGGATAGCATAATATACATCGTCCATAGTAATATTTTTTTCCAACATAATTTCAGGTTTTAACTCAATGCGAATAACCCATTTTGAATTATTACATTCATTCACATTCATATTTTCATTACCTTCACACGAATCAATAATTTGTTCAAATAATTTGTATTTATTTATAATTTCATTGTCTGTTTCTATAATACTATCTTGTTCATTTGGGTCAAAACATATTTTTACACTTTTCGTTAAATCTTTAAGAGTTGTTTTTTCAATTGTATACATTACTTGTGATGCTTTTTGTCTATCATTTTCATCTTCCGGACGGAGTGCAACTGTTAAAGAAGGATTTTTAATATTTTCGGTAAGACTTAAAATTTCTTCAATTCGTGGAACTCCACGGGTAACATTTGATTTAGACGCAACTCCAGCAAAATGGAAAGTATTCAGCGTCATCTGGGTGGTGGGTTCGCCAATACTCTGGGCTGCAATCATTCCAACCATTTCACCAGGGGCGATAATTGCTTTTTTATATGTATTCACTATAATTTCAAGTAATAATGTTAAAGATGTTTGGTTAAACCTTTTTACAAATAGAAGAACTCTTGGTGACAAATAATATGTATATAATGTTTTGAATAACTCACTTGGAGGACATAATTGAATTCCTTCCAATAATTGCATTGTATTTTCAAGCATTCTACAACACTCTAAAGGTGTAATATCTACTAATGAATTACCAGACAAATTACATTGATTTTTTACATTTTCAATAATATATTTAAATGCGACAGGTGAATGTATTACTGTTTCGCCCTCATTTTTCCACACGTGTTTAATAAGCAAATCACGATTTTTAATAGTATCGTCTATGTATTTTTTTACGAAAACATCACATTCTGTCTTTTGTTTATTTAATTTTGACTGAACATTTTTAGTAAATGGTTTAATCCCTTTATTTGCTTTATCGCTTGATACATAGAAGTGTTCATAAATATCATCAATACCCATATCATAAAGAGGCAGATGTTGTTTTTCAAATTTAACTGTATCCATTCCATTATCACCATATTTATATTGAATAATTTTTCCTTTATTGTTGCGAACTGTCAGGTCATATTCTACTTTTAAATCTTCCATTCCTTTAATTAATCGTCTTTGAATATATCCAGTTTGTGATGTTTTTACTGCCGTATCAATTAGACCTACACGACCACCCATTGCGTGAAAGAATAATTCTTGGGGCGTTAAACCTTCTATATATGAACTTTCTACAAAACCACGCGCATTTGTACTATCATCATATTTTGAAAAGTGGGGTAAAGTTCTATCTTCAAACCCATATGGTATTCGCTTACCATTTATATTTTGTTGTCCTAGACAGGATATCATAAAGGATATATTCAATACCGAACCTTTAGAACCGGCATTTACCATTGTCACAAATCTATTATCTTTATCTAAATTTGCCAGACCTACTTTTCCTGACTGTCCTGTTGCTTCATTCAATAAATTATTTACTTGTGTTTCAAATTCATCAACTGTTGGCTTTCCTGTATCATTTGTAAATGAACCCAATTGTAATTTATCTATTAATTCTTTCACATCATTCTTCTTTTTTGTAATAATATCACTAATTTTATCCTTTGTTTCTTTATTTGAAATTAAATCACTTACACCTACACTAAAACTACTCACTTTCATGTAATCAGTCACTATATTTTGTAAATCGTCAATATATTTTGATGACTGCAAATTTCCAAAATCATTACAAACACGATGTAAAAGACCTTTGCTTCTTGCGCCTAATAATGACTTATCCAATTGACCTCTTTTATATACTCCATTATTTATTTCTAACACATTATTTGACGTCTCTTTATCTTCACTTTCTTTAAATTTACCATTTGTATGATGAACAGATAATGGCGGGGTTATTTGAGTTAAAATTTCAAAACTATTAATTCTATCTTTAGTAAATAATGTTAAATCAACATCATTACAACTCATCAACATATTCATAGCATCCCGCTTGCAAAAGTCAATGTTTTCACGGGTAAAACGATATGCACCTAATAAGGCGTCTTGAAATATTCCAACAATTGTTGCGTTGTCTGCTGGACTTACTATTTGATATGGTACTGCCGCAAGATTTAGAAGTTCTGCTTCTGATTCTACGTCTTGGGGCATATGTAAATTCATTTCCGATTCTTTTTTAACACCTATCAACGTGTCAAAATAAACCCCCCAATGTCTCCAAAGGGGACGGACTATACCTTGAGCCTTATCTGGTTGATTAAACCTTCATTTAAGACCTGTTACCGTCTAGTCTCTGAACCTTCTCCATATCCTATCATAACGGACTTAGGAGCTTGGCTGCGGATTGTCTAATCCCATACTTTTTTACCATTGGGTACGGCAATTAACCGTGTTCCCCCATTATGTTTCCATTATGGGGTGGTAGTATGGGCTCTAAAGAGGTTCCCGTCAGTTTGGTCACATTGCTATTAATTAGTTCAATATATTTGGTTGGTATTGATTATATTTTGTTTTTATATTATTGAACTAATTAATAACTAGATGATTATATTGATAATATGTATCTTTACGAAATACATATATCAGTAGACTTTCCACCGTTTTCCCCAATAAGTATATCTACAACTTATTGGGCGGTCACCTGTTTGGGACAAAATTTATCCCCATCAAACGCTTGATCCCAAAGGTTTCCCAGAGGGGCGGACTGTATCTTAGACAAGTTCAGGTTGATTAGACCATCATTACTCACCCACACCCGTTCAGTCTCTGAACGCCTGCCATATCCTATCATAACGGACTTAGACAGTAACGCTGCTGATCACCCAATCCTTGACATTATTACCATTGGGTACGGCTATTAACCGTGTTCCCCTTATAACGTTTCCATTACAGGGTGGTAGTCAAGGCTCTAAGGGCTTTCCAGACAACAAGGTGTGTCGCCGTTATATTAAATAACGACTAGGGGGTTTCAACCTTTTCAGTCCCCCTGTTGCTAACATTGATGATTATTGTTTGAAAATAATCTTGACACCGCGAATGGTCTCAAAAATTTTATCAGCATTGTAAGGTTTTGTCACCGCCACATTCATTCTAAAGGTATCACCAACTTTTAAAATTCTTGCTTTATGACACATCATAGACATTCTATGTAAAGTAGGTTGTCTATTAAATAATACGGCGTCGCCGTCCATCATGTGTCTATGGACGATGTCACCATTTTCCAAATGAACCTTGGTAATATTAATATAGCGAAGTGAAATAGTTTCTCCATTTTTTTTCTCCAAAATCTTGGCCCCCGGATGTTGGTTAGGGCCATTCTCAATTAATTTCATAAGGAAATTGCGGTTGGCATCATTAACAACGACAGGTTTAGTAATATTTTTGGCAATTTTCAATGGAACACCTAATTCTTCGATTGAAATGTTTGGGTCAGCAGTAATAACAGAACGAGCACTAAAGTCAACGCGTTTTCCCATAAGATTGCCTCTAACTCTCCCGACTTTACCATTTAATCTTTCTTTAATAGATTTCAAAGGTCTGCCTGAACGTTGTGCGACAGGTGCAGTGCCTGGAATTTTATTATCAACTTGTGTGGCAATATAATATTGCAATAAATTAGTCCATTCATCAATACAGCCGGAGCCAGCAATAATTTTTTCTTGTAAAGTTTTATTGGTTTTTAATATATTTGAAAGAATATGTGTAATATCATCTTCACTACGTTGTTGTGAGTCGTGTTTAACAGATGGTCTAACCGCCGGAGGTGGAATTGCTAATACTTGACATATCATCCAATCAGGTCTGGACCAAGTTGAACTAAACCCCATAAAATCAACATCAATATCAGATATTCTTCTCAAAATTTTCAAAGCTAATTCTGGCGTTAATTTAATTTTCGTGGTATCTTCATCTGTATGTTCGGGTGCGTCCTTAATATTAGTCCAATCAGCATATATTGTAGCAAACCCGTCCTTAACATATTTGGGTTGAACACAACTGCAACCCTGTTTAGTTTCTTGACCACAAAATCGCATTTTATTTGCGTGCTGAAATACATAGTTCCAACGGTGTTCATTGCTTTTTGATAAGATATGTTTATGTTTTTCTTTATTAATAAGTAATTTGCTACATTTAAAACACACACACCGTAAGACTTTAATTACTACATTTAAATATTGAATATAATATACAGGTTTTGCAAGTTCAAGATGACCAAAATATCCGGGGGTGTTTATATAATCAAGACCATCTGTTGGACAGATAAATCCGGGTTCCAAAACACCCATACGTGGGTCAAACAATCCTCCAATTTTCGGTTTATTATTTTCATACGTGTCGCGTGAAGTTATTTCAGCAACTGACATATTACGTATTTCATCTGGCGATAAAACACTAAATTGTATTCCGACAACCTTGGAGGCGTGTTTGTTACTATGAATATTTTTTGACATACCTTAACTGTTTATATATTATTTATATACTTTTATTTTTAAATTCAATTTTTAAATTAACAAAATAATAATAAGAATCTAACGTAAATTATAATAATAATTATTATTATAAGTAATAAATGAATTATTTGTATAATAAAAAGGAAGGTTTATTTGTTTTTGGGGTTTTATTTTTACTATGGGCTATAAATTTGGGATATAATTGCCCTTGTGATAAAGAACCCAACCAACTATGTATACGTAATGAATTTTATGGTGTTCAGTTTAATCATTTCTTATTGTTCATATTTTTAGGATTTTTATTTCCATCGTTTTTTTATACATTGATGGTTGTAGGTATTATATGGGAATACTTAGAATATTTATTAGATAAATATCCAGATTTTACGGTTAAATATATAGGAGGTTGTTTATCAAAACCACCCAAAAATTTTCACAATCATCAAAATAAACTGTATAATTATTCAGTCTATAAAGGCATACCAAAATATTTAAATCCAGTTGACCGATTATTTAATATTAAAAATTCAACAATACACGCTTGGCACGGGTCTGTTGCCGAAATTATTCCTAACTTTTTAGGATTTTATATTGGTTATTCACTCAACAAAATATATTTTGCAAAATACAAATGAATTAAATATAAATTGATTTAAAATAAATTTAATGATATATTAATAATATTATAAAACATGGCGCAAAATAAAGAGGATACTACGCAAAAAAAGTCTGGTTCTAATAACGTTGTTATTAGTGTAAGTCCAAAAAAACCGAAGACTTCCATCGGTTGCAAAAATGAAAAAAAGAAGACTACTGTAAAAAAAAGAAGAGTAATTGAAGAAAGCGATTCTTCAGATGGGGATGGCAGCATTTCAATCTCAGAAGAAGAAGAATGGAGTGAAGATGACTCAAGCGACGAAGAATTAAATCCTAAAAAAAAACAAGCGTTTACTAAAATGCTAAGTGAGTTGTTTCCATCTAAATATATTAAAAAAAAAGCACAAAAACTTAAAGATGAAATGGACAAGAGAAAAACAAAATCAAAAAAAACTGAGATTGACACTGCAAGTGAAAGTGAAAGTGAAAGTGAAAGTGAAAGTGATGAAGTTGATACTAAAAGAACCAACAAAATGAAACATAGTAAATCCCAACGGTTTATTATTGTGCCGGGCAGAGGTCGTAACTCGAAAAATGCGAATATTCTTGTTATTGAAGAAGAAGAAGAAGATGCAGATTATGATGAGGACGAAGATGAATATTATGATGAAGACGAAGATTATGATGAAGACGAAGATTATGATGAAGACGAAGATTATGATGAAGACGAAGACGAAGATGATGATGAAACCGAAGATGATGATGAAGTAGAAAATAATGATAAACATAAAAAATCCAAACCTGATTGTGTCGACATTGAAGAAATCACTGAAGCATTAACTTATTGGAAGTTAAAACTGGAAACAACTAATAAAGAAATTGAAGAGATGAAAGAATGTTCAATTAAAGAGGGACTAAAAAGTGGACGTACACACATTAAAGATGAAATTAAGAAATACAAAAAAGAAGAAGATAAAATATTTAAAAAGAAAAAGGAAAAAAACGTGGCTAATTTTAGAAAAGAACTTAATAATAGAAATACTACAACCGATATTATGTTCTTTAACAAACTTAATCACGATGAACAAACGAAGGTTCTTACTAAAATGAAAGAAATTAACGCAGAAGTACGTATTGATAAACCTTATCGTATTGCGCTTATGGAATCTGACATTCCTACACATTTCAAAGCGTGTGCTTTGAAAAAGATTAATATGCTGCGTCAAATGGAACCCGGAGCAGGTGAATATTACAAGGTTAAAAATTGGATTGATACATTTATGAAAATCCCTTTTGGCAAATATAAGGAATTTGATATCAAATACGAAGATGGTGTTGATAAATGTAGTGAATATCTAGAAAATTCAAAAAAACAGTTAGATGATGTTGTTTATGGACTTGATGATGCTAAAATGCAAATTATGCAGATGGTTGGACAATTAATTACTAATCCAAAAGCTGTTGGAACTGCTGTTGCTATTCACGGACCGATGGGAACTGGTAAAACAACATTGGTCAAAGAAGGGATTAGTAAAATTCTTGGGCGTGAATTTGCATTTGTTGCATTAGGTGGTGCAACCGACAGCAGTTTCTTGGAAGGACATTCATATACATATGAAGGAAGTATGTGGGGACATATTGTAGATATTCTTATTAAATGCAAAACTATGAACCCTGTTATATATTTTGATGAACTAGATAAAGTATCAGATACGCCAAAAGGCGAAGAAATTATTGGCATTCTAACACATCTAACCGATACATCTCAAAATAACGAATTTCACGATAAATTCTTTAGTGAAATTAACTTTGATTTAAGTAAATGTCTATTCATATTTAGTTATAATGATGAATCCAAGGTGAACCCAATCCTTCGCGATAGAATGTATCAAATTAAGACAAAGGGATATGAAAAGGTTGACAAACGTATCATTAGTTCCAAACATTTAGTTCCTAAAATTTGCGAACAAGTGAAGTTTAATGAAGGTGACATTATTATTGATGAGGATACGATTGACCATATTGTAGAGAATTATACGAGTGGCGAAAAGGGTATTCGCACACTAAAACGGTGTATTGAAACTATTTATACAAAACTAAATTTATATCGCCTGATGAAACCAGACACAAAACTTTTTGAAAATGAAGCAACTCTAGATGTTAAATTTCCATATACTGTTACAAAGGATATTGTTGATAAATTGATTAAAAGTGAATATAAACAAAACCTTAGTTTGAAAATGATGTATTGTTAAATTTAATTTAAATAATCATACAATATAAATTGATTTTTTTATTTATTCCACTTATGACGAATAAATAAAAATACAATGTTTTCTAATATACCACTAGAATTAGTCGATATTATTATTGACTTTGTTAATTACAAAAAATACGAACATACACCATTATTGAAAAATGTATTGATTGATATTAACACTGTGGGTTCATTATTTGATACAAATGAAAATATACAACCTTATATAGCTTATATGTGTTGGGGAGAGGGCATTAGATATATCGAAAAATAATATTAACTACCCCCACAAAATTACAATATTCTACTCTATCTCCATAATGTTCGCAAAATTTATTAGTTTTTCGAACAAATTTAATATGGTGAAAATAATGGCAACGATATTATATCTACTATTTCCATAGTAATCGTTCGAACCCGTCTTACAATATGTAATATTATTTTTTACATTAGAAGTATAATTATTTATGCTATTATATTCATCTATTTCAAGATCAATGAATTGACCCCAACCAGAATTACCGATATCATCTACATCTACCCCCCAGTAATTTGGGTCAATTAGTAGAGGAATAATTGGCAACATATTTATATTATTATTCATGTTTCCTATTATATTATTATTCATGTTTCCTATTATA